GTTTCCTATGAGCTGATCTCGTAAGGATAAAACATGTCCAGACGCTACAAGGGCAGTGTAATTAGCGCGACTGCGCCGACGACCAGTACGTCAGCGGCTACGGGCGTTTGGACGCTGCCGCAGCAGATGCAGGCGCAAGCGGCGGGGGCGTGGCCTTTACCCGGTGGTTCTCAATCCTACACAACTCCCGGATCATATACTTGGGTTGTTCCTGTTGGAGTAACCAATGTCTCTGTATTTGTTGTTGGTGGTGGTGGTGTAGGTGGTCGTGCACGTTATTGCGGATGCTGTCTCATTTTTTATGGCGGTGGTGGCGGCGGTGGCGGCGGCACAAAATATCAAAACAATATAACCGTAACCCCCGGCTCTTCAAAAACCGTAGTTGTAGGTGCTGGCGGCGTAACGTCTGGTGGTTGTGGTTGTAGTTCTGGAAATGGTGGTACATCTTCTTATCAACTTGCAAGTATTTGCTATGTACAAGCCCCCGGAGGTCAAGGCGCGAATGGAACATACTATGGTGCTGGCGGAGTACCCTCTGGTGGAGCTGTTGGCAGCTCTGGAGGCGATGGTGGCCTTGGCGCCGCCGTAGTTTGTGCACCTAATGCCGTTGGCGGCGGCGGCGGTGGCGCGGGTGGTTATGGCGGCGCCAGCGCCGGTGGTGGCAAAGGTGGTTATTATACTACTGGCGGTCTGGGGGGAGCTTGCGGCGGTGGTGGCGGTGGTGGTTCGGGGGCGCCAAGTAATCAGGGTAAGGGTGGCGGCGGCGTAGGACTATTCGGTAAAGGGTCTTCAGGTGCAGCAGCCTCACAGGGAGCAGTTGGTAAAGGCGGTTCAGGCGGTGCTTGTGGTACAACTGCTGGGGGAGCGTATGGTGGTGGCGGCGGTGGCGCAACATATTCAACTACTAGGTGCGCTGGCGCAGGAGGCGCTGTCCGCATAGTTTGGCCCGGTTGTTCCCGTTCATTCCCATCAACTAACGTAGGTTCTCCATGACAACGAGATATGTTGGCGGTTTTATCACCAAGTCCCCGGTAGCCCCGACAACCTCGGCGGCGTCTGGCATATGGACGCTTGATCAGGCTACCCAATACATTAAGGCTGGAACGTGGCCTATAATTCCTAGTTCTCAATCCTACACAACGGCTGGAACATATACTTGGATCGCACCTGCTGGTGTGACAAGCGTTAGCGTTGTGGCAGTTGGGGGCGGTGGAAATGGATATATTACGGGCACTGGAGGAGGAAGAGGCGGCGCAGGCGGTGGATTGGCTTATATTAATAACTATTCTGTTACGCCGGGAAATTCATATTCTGTAGTTGTTGGCGCATGTGTTGCTTTTACTAGAACCAATTCTAAATTTGTAAGTTGCGCAGTGGTTGCGGCCAGTAGTGGCGGCAATTTTACTAGCCGTGGCGCATTGGTAGCCGGTACGGGCGGGGGCACGGGGGGCTTAGGCGGCTACTGCTGTTGTACCACCTATGGTGGCGGCGGCGGTGGTGCCGGTGGGTACTCCGGCAATGGAGGAAATGCTAGTTGTCCCCCATATGCATCAAGTTCTAGTGGTACAGGCGGCGGCGGCGGCGGCGGCGGAAGTAGTAGATGTTATGGCGGCGGCGGTGGCGGAGTTGGAATATTCGGGCAGGGGGCTAATGGCGCCGGTCGTTGCAGTAGTGGATTAGGATTGGGCGGATATGGCGGTAGTTCTGGTACTAACGGAACAAATGCAAATACTGGGACAGTAACTGGGGGGTCTGGTGGCTCCTTTGGCGGTGGTGCAGGGGGCTCAGGCGGCGCAAACGGAACCCCCGCCTCCGGCGCAGTCCGCATAGTTTGGCCCGGCACAACTCGTCAATTCCCTTCAACTAACGTAGGATCACCCTAATGGAACTTTTTATCCAAATCCAAAACGGTCAACCGTTTGAACATCCGATCTTTGGCGACAACTTCCGTCAAGCGTTCCCACACATTGATGTAGACAATCTGCCCTCGCAGTTTGCTAGGTTTGAGCGCGTTCCGCAGAATGTCATGCCGGAAACCTTTGAAGTGGCCGAAGTCCGCTATGAATGGTTTGATACCATCGTCAAGGATGTCTGGTCAGTTCGCCCTATGACGGATCAGGAAAAGGCTGACAAGATTGCTCAATACAGGGCAAACCCGCCTTTCCCCTCATGGACATTGGACGAGACCACATTAAAGTGGTCCGCGCCGACACCGAAACCGGATGACGGCCAGAGATACCGTTGGGATGAAGCTACTCTCTCTTGGGTTGTCTTTACTCCCCCCACTGCCTAGAGGGGTCTGGCATGTGTCAATCAGCACCAGTAGCAGATGCGCCTGCGGCCAATGAGCCGCAGGTTTTTACTTACTTTCCGACGCTCGTCTACACTATCAAGCGGCCTGAGTTTCTGGCCTCTGTCAAAGAGGTCTGCGACGAGCGGATAACGAAAGCAAAACAAAAGAAGCTGGATGAAATCTATCCGGTCTACATGACCGACAGCTTTTACGATGATCCGCGCCTAGCTGATTTCTCCCAGACTGTTGGGCAGATGGCTTGGGAAATCCTAGCTGGGCAGGGCTACGCCATGCAGGGCCTTAGCACCATGTTCACGGAAATGTGGTGCCAACAGCACTACAAGCACTCTTCAATGGAACAGCACGTTCACGGATTTGGCTCTCAGATCGTGGGCTTCTATTTCACGCAGACACCAGAAGATTGTTCCCGCGTTGTGTTCCATGATCCCGTTGCTGGGCGCGTGATGGCCGGGCTGGGCGAGACTGATGGAAGCATGGCTACCCCCGCCAGCCGTTTGATTAATTTCAAGCCAGAGCCGGGTCTGATGATCTTCACGAATGCTTGGCTGGCGCATTCGTTCACTCGTCACGCCTCCAAGAAACCAATCCAGTTCGTGCATTTCAATCTTGCTGTACGTCAGGAAGGGCATATTGGTTGCCCCGCTCCAGCTTCTGAAATCATCTAATGAAGTACCTCATCCGTTACAACAAGTCGGCTGGGGAGCCCGGCAGGGGCACGATTGACCACAAATGGCGCGTGTTTGAGGGCGAGAAAGAGTATCTTTTCAAGAATTTCAAAGTCAACGTCCCATGCTATAATGAACTAGCGATGGGTGACTGGAACTTGGCTTGTGATGGTATTTTGGTCATTGACCGAGACACTTCAACGGCAATCATCAATGGTGAGGTTGAATAATGGACACGCAGAACCTCATCAACATCATAGCCGGGACCGCCATTGGTGTTGGTGGCTGGTTTGCGCGTCAGCTTTGGGATTCCGTGCAGGCTCTAAAAGAAGACGTTCACCAGATTGAGGTGGATCTTCCTCGGCATTACGTCATGAAGGACGACCTCGACAAGCGGATGTCGCATATCGAAGATATGTTTCAGCGGATCTATGACAAGCTGGATGGGAAGGCGGATAAATAATGGATCCTCTTACCCTACTTGCCCTCGCTAAGGCCAGCTATGAAGCTATCAAGGGCGGCATAGCGGTTGGCAAAGAAATTCAGGGTATGGCCGGGGATCTCGGTTCATTGTTTGAAAATGTTGCGGCAATTACCCGCGTTGCGGCAGATCCCAAGGGAGACATGCTCGCCGGTAAGTCTGCCCAGCAGATCGCAATGGAAGCTTACGCAGCAAAGGCTGAAGCGGATCAGATGATGGCTGATCTCAAAAACCATTTTATCGGGGAATTCGGCATTGCCGCTTGGGACCAGATCCTCTCAGCGACCACTCAAATCAAGAAAAACCAAAAAGCAGCAGCGATTGAAGCCGCCAGACAGCAAGACGAACTAATGAACACTATCGCAACATGGGGCGCCGCTGTCCTTGCCCTGTTTTTGGTAATTGCCTGCGCAGTTCTTCTAGCCATTGGCCTTGTACACCGATAGGAGCCCGCAAATGGACTTACTGAAGCAATTCGGCCCTCTACTTGGTCAAATAGCCCCCACAATTGCTACTGCGCTTGGGGGCCCGCTGGCAGGAATCGCTGTCAAAACGCTATCCAACGTCCTTTTTGGCCATGAAAACGGCACTGAGGAAGAAATATCGTCGGCAATAGCAAATGCCTCTCCCGACCAACTTGCGGCCCTTAAGAAAATAGACGCTGACTTCAAGGCCCACATGAAGGAGCTCGACATTGACCTGGAGCGCATTGCTGCGGGTGATCGAGACAGCGCCAGGCAGATGCAGACGGCGACAAAGGACTGGGTTCCCAAGGTCTTAGCTGTCGTCATTACATTAGGTTTTTTCGGCATCCTGATCTGGATGCTGTTGAACGGAATGCCAAAAACCGGGACAGAAGCTTTGCTTATGATGCTTGGCGCTCTTGGCACGGCTTGGACTGGCGTGGTGAACTTCTATTATGGGTCCAGCGCCGGTTCGAAACAGAAAACAGATGCTCTAACTGCAAAGGTTGACCAATGAAAGAGAATTGGGACGAATGCTTCGCTATGGTCATCAAGAGCGAGGGTGGGTTCGTGAATAACCCCAAGGACCCC